ACACGATGAAGTTTTAGATACACTTAAAAACGTAACGAGAACAAAACAAGCTGGAGGCGGCTTAGCATATTTAATGGGTTTATAAGCTATGTCTAAATCAGAAAATATAGCTTTATATAAATACCTAACAAGACCTGCTGGACCCCAGCAACAAGATGCTAGCGTCGAGAAGCTAGAGAAAGTTGCACCTACAATTAATTTAAATAATCCTGTTCAAACTAGAGCCAATTTTCAATATGGTGGACCTGCCTATTTAGAAGATGTTTTTAAAGAAGCAATAGAATCTAATAATTATAATATTGATGATATTGCTAAAAGTGCAGCGGCTAAAAAAGCAGAGCTTTACAATAAAACTAAATTAGGAACATACAAACTTCCAACTTCGAAACAAAAACTTTCAGACATGTTTAAAAGATATGTTTCTTATGAAAGATCTATGCCTACTGAAGATTATTTAAAATATATTAAAAATAGAATACAAAACCCAGATCTTCCTCAAGTAGAAGGTTGGAACCAACCTTTAAAAGGAACTCCATTAGAAGCAAAAGGAATGGGAGCAACAAAAAATGTTCGTGTTTCAAATTTAATGAAAGCAGAAGAAATGTTATCTCCCGAAGAATTAAAACAATGGAGAGCTTATACAAAAAAACAAATGCGAAAAGCTAAATATGAAAGAACATTTAAGAAAAGTGAAAGATTTAATCCTGAAACAGGTCAGTTTGAATATGATCCAAAAATCAAACAAGAAGCTTTAGGTAAAAAATATTTAAGAAAAAATATTAGAAGAGCAATTAAAGCAGACGCTTATAAACAATTATCTCCAACCGAAAAAGCAAAGTATTTAGAATTTGAAAACAGATTAGATACAATCGGAAATATTGTTAAACAACAACCTGAATATCTTTTACAGGATAGGGAAGTTATGAGTAAATTATCAACTGCTGTTGATCCACAGACAGGTGAAATTTATCAAAAGTCTCCGACTTTCACTGATATAAAAAATAAAAGAATTTGGGAAGTAGAACATATTGATCCGGTAGTAGAAGGTCAAACAAAAGGTAGGGGTGCTTTTTTAAGAAATCTACAAGTTCTTCCAGAACCTATTCATAAAAATTTTAAAAACAACGCTGAGTCTTTTTTAAATAAACATTACGGTGATAAAAAATATAAAGCACAAGTAGATAATATTATTGATAAAGCAAATGAATTAAAAGTTGAACTAAGAGTTAAAGATGTAGGTAAGGTAGGATATAAACCAGAGTTTACAAATTTCGCTGATAAAGCAGATGATGTTATTAGTACTTATGTTAAAAATCCAAAAGCACGAAAAGCATATACACAAGCAACAGGTAATATTTTAAAAGCAGAAGCAATACCTGGTTCTAGATATGCTTCAGAATTTTTACAAGGTTTTGCAGATGATGTTATGAGTAAGAGTTATGGTAAAGCAGCATTAAAAGGTTTAGGATTAGCAGGAGCTGCATATGGTGTTTATGATACAGGTGTTGCTCTTAAAGAAGGCAAATCTATTCCAGAAACAGCAGCAAGATTTTTTGCACTTGATGTACCTTATCAAAAATTAAGACAATACAATCGACTAACTGATGAAGAACAAGAAATTCAAAAAAGAGTTAATCAACAAAAATCTTTTGATGCAGCTTCACAAGATATTTTAGATGAGGGTTTGGTGACTATGAGACCAAGACCTGAAATTGCAGAAGAAGATTTAATAAAATTAGAACAAGGTAAACAAAGAGTGGATGCAGCAGTAGAGGCAGAAGAATCTGAAAGAGCAGCATCAAGAAAAGGATTAGTTGAAACAGTAAAACAAAAAATTTATGAAGTAACAGGAACTCCTTATGAATTGTATATGAATAGAGGTGGCCGTGTTCAACTTTCAGAAGGTGGAAAACCAAAAGATTTAGGCAGAAGAAAATTTATAAAAGGTGCAGTAACAATTGCAGCAGCACTTCCATTTCTAAAATTTATAAAACCTTTATCTAAAACAGTTGAACCTACTATTCAAGCAATATCAAGATCAGCAGATCAAATGCCAGACTATTTAACTAATTTAATTAATAAAATTAAAATGATGGGTGAATCTAAAATTATAGGTAAGATGGATAGTCCAGATGAATTTATGAGATATGATTTAGGTGATTATGAATTATATGAAGGAGCCGGTGGGTCTAGATTAAAACGAGTTAGAGACAGAGGAGAGTATGGTTATGAAGAATTTGAAATGCAAATTAAACAAGACCCTGAAACAGGTTATGTTGAATATGAAGAAGTATCAGTAAGACCGGATGAAGATGGAAAATTAAAAGATGTTGATTTTGGTATTGATGATGATGTTCATGCAGAAATGAAGAAGTTCGCTGATGAAGACTAAACCACCATATAAACATGGAAAAAAATCTGGTCCACCACCTAAAAGAGGACCTAATCCTCAGGGCTTGAATTTATCGTATAATACTGTTAAAGATGTAAAACTTACGGAGAAAATAAATGGCAGACGTAGATAAAGCTTTACCAAACGTAGAGCAAGAAATTAATGTACCTTCTGATGTTGAGATTGCTGAAGCTGAAGCACAAGAACAAGCAGAATTACAAGAACAGGGAGAACCTGTAGAGATAACAGAAAACGAAGATGGTTCTGTAGATATAAACTACGATCCTGCAATTGCTTCTGTTGCAGGAAGTGAAAATCATTATTCTAATTTAGCGGATCATTTACCAGATGATATATTAGGTAAATTATCTTCTAATTTATTTCAAAATTATCAAGATTATAAAAATTCTAGAAAGGAGTGGGAAAACTCTTACAAAACAGGTTTAGATCTGTTAGGATTCAAATATGAAAACAGGACGGAACCATTCTCGGGTGCTTCGGGTGCCACTCATCCGGTGCTTGCTGAAGCTGTTACTCAGTTTCAGGCGTTGGCATATAAAGAGTTACTCCCAGCTGATGGACCAGTCCGAACACAAATCTTAGGAATCCCTACTCCAGAAAAAACACAACAAGCAAATCGTGTTAAAGATTTCATGAACTATCAGTTGATGGATCAAATGAAAGAATATGAACCTGAGTTTGATCAGATGTTATTCTATTTACCACTTGCAGGATCATCTTTTAAAAAAGTTTATTATGATGAAGTTTTACAAAGAGCAGTATCTAAATTTGTACCTGCTGATGATTTAATTGTTCCGTATACAGCTACCTCATTAGATGATGCGGAAGCAATTATTCATAAAATAAAAATTTCAGAAAACGAATTAAGAAAACAACAAGTTGCAGGTTTCTATAGAGATATAGAATTAAAACCAGGTCAGCTACATGAAGATGAAGTTCAAAGAAAAGAAAATGAATTAGAAGGTAGAACTAAAGGAAGAGAAGAAGATGTATTTAGTTTACTAGAGTGTCATGTTAATTTAGATTTAGAAGGTTTTGAGGATATTAATCCTGAAGATGGTGAGCCGACTGGAATTAAACTTCCATACATTGTAACAATAGAAGAAAACTCTAGAGAAGTTTTATCCATTAAAAGAAACTACGAAGTTGGTGATCCTAAAAAATCAAAAGTACAATACTTCGTTCATTTTAAGTTTTTACCAGGACTAGGTTTTTATGGTTTTGGTTTAATACACATGATTGGCGGTTTATCAAGAACTGCTACATCTGCTTTACGACAACTATTAGATGCAGGAACATTATCAAATTTACCTGCCGGATTTAAACAAAGAGGAATAAGAATTAGAGACGATGCACAAGCAATACAACCCGGTGAATTCAGAGATGTAGATGCTCCAGGAGGAAACATTAGAGATTCATTTATGATGTTACCTTTTAAAGAGCCTTCTCAAACCTTATTACAACTTATGGGAGTCGTGGTAAATGCAGGGCAAAGATTCGCTTCCATAGCGGACCTGCAAATAGGAGATGGGAATCAACAAGCAGCTGTGGGCACGACTGTAGCATTGCTTGAAAGGGGTAGTAGAACAATGTCTGCTATTCACAAAAGAATTTATGCAGCTCTTAAAAATGAATTTAAATTATTAGCAAGAGTTTTTAAACTTTATCTACCTGCAGAGTACCCATACGATGT